TTCAGTGCCAGCGTTCCGTTCAGCAAAAAGACCTGCATCAATGGCCAGTGGGTGAAGCAGAGCCTCGCCCAGTTCCAGATGATGTACAAGGGCTATATCCAGCTCGCCATCCGCAGCGGCGAGTATGAGAAGATGAACTGTGCTGAGGTTTATGCTGACGAACTTGTCAGCTACAACCCCATCACCGGCGAATGCCGGTTTGTTGACGACTTCTCGGCTTGCAAGTTCCGCAATGAGGGCAAGACCGACAAGATTATCGGCTACTACGCATGGTTCCGGCTCCGCTCCGGCTTCACCAAGGAGCTGTATATGAGCAAGGCCGAAATCAACAACCACGCGCAGAAATACAGCCAGTCGTACCGCTACGACATCAACGATGGCAAGCAGTCCAGCCGGTGGTCTACCGATTTTGACGCAATGGCGAAGAAAACCGTCATCAAGCTCCTGCTGAGCAAGTGGGGCATCTTGTCCGTCGAGATGCAGAAGGCCATTGAGGACGACCAGAAGGTGTATGAGGTGGACAGCACCGAGCAGTACAGCGACAACCAGCCTGATGTCGCCGAGGCCGAGAATCCGTTCACGCCGCCCGCCATCGAAGCCCCGAAAAATGAAATCCAGCCTGTGCCTGAAGTCGAAACGCTGGAAGAGCTTGATATTATGGAGGAATAAGGAACATGGGAGCATTTGTGTTGACCTCGGAGAACTACTACTCGCAGGAAGCCAACAAGGAATACCTGAGCGTAAGCCAGTATAAGCAGTTCGTCGGAACGTATGGCCGTCGTGGGTGCGAGTTCACCGCACTGGAGGAGCTGAATGGCCGTTGGCAGCAGAAGAAGAACTCTGGCATGATGATCGGCAGCTACGTTGACAGCTACGTCGAGGGTACGCTGGACGAGTTCAAGAAGAACAACCCTGAAATCTTCAAGAAAGACGGAACCCTGAAGGCTGACTTCGCCAAGGCTGAGCAGGTCATTGCCCGCATTGAGCGCGACCCCTTCTTCATGTCTACGCTGGCTGGCGAGAAGCAGGTCATTATGACCGGCGAGCTTTTTGGCGCCAAGTGGAAGATCAAGATGGACAGCTATTTGCCCGGCATGGCCATCGTTGATCTGAAGGTCATGGCCTCCCTGACTGAGCACAAGTGGGTCAAGGACCTTGGCTACCTCGAATTTATCCGTTACTGGGGCTACGATATTCAGGGTGCTGTGTATCAGGAAATCGTTCGGCAGAACACCGGTCTGCGGCTGCCGTTCTATATCTCTGGCGTATCCAAGGAAGAAGAGCCTGACATCCGCGTCATCCAGATCGAGCAGAACTTCCTCGATGAAGCTCTGGCTGCTGTGGAATCGAATATGCCGCGCATTGTCCAGCTCCGCAATGGCGATGTCGAGCCTGACCGCTGTGAGATGTGCGACTGCTGCCGTCATCACCGCATTCTGACCGCCCCCATCAGTCTTAGTGCGCTGAATGCCTCTATTTGACTATTATAGCCGGAAAGGGGGTGGTATCTATGGCTTGGGTCAAGGTGTATGAAGCCGTTATCGGCCCCAAGCTCCGAACGCTTGCAAATGACATTGGCTGCTCTCAGAACGAAGCCCTCGGCGTTCTCGTTCGACTGTGGGTCTGGGGTATCCGAAATGTCAACGCTGCCGGTGAAATCATCGGCGGGAGTGAAGCCGACATCGAGGCTGTCATCCAAACTGGCCTCGACAATAGGTATTCATCCAAAACTGTCATTCGTGCGATGAAGGATTCCGGCTGGCTCGATGTTGAAGATGGTCGTATCAGCCTTCACGACTGGGGAGAATGGCAAGCGCAGTGGTACAAGGATGTTGAGCGGAAGGGAAGGGATGCTGAACGAAAGCGCAAAGAACGCGCCCGAAAGAAAGCTCCTGCCCCTGTCGCGCTTGATGAACCTGCTGTTCCAGCAAAAGTCGTTCCCAAGACATCCTACCCTGAAGGGTTTGAAAAATTCTGGGATGCCTACCCACGGAAGGTCGGCAAAGGGGAAGCGTACAAGAAATATTGTGCGCGTGTCAACGATGGCTGGGGAGAAAATGAGTTGCTTGAGGCCGCCGTAGCTTACGCTGTGAGCGTTGAGCAGAACAAGACCGACAAGCAGTTCATAAAGCACCCGAAGACGTTCCTGTCCGACGCTACGCCGTTCACTGACTACCTGAAACACGCCGAGCCAACGGTCTCTGCCACCGCAAGCAACGACCCATACGCAGATTGGAGGTAACTTGTGCCTGAACTGAAAAAATGTCCCTTGTGCGGTGACACGGTGGAGTTTGAGATCGACTTCCCGACCTTCGATGGAACCGGCAAGACGGTAAAGCGTATCGTGCCAAAACGGTGCGTCTGCTCTTTGAAAAAGGAGGAAGAGCTCAAACGGCAGATGGAGCTGTACAGCCGCAAGCGTGAAGTTGAACGGCTCCGCAGCCTTAGCCTGATAGATGCAAAAGCCCAGAATGTCACGTTTGAAAGCTGTGAGCAGACCGATGGCAATGCGCGGGCATTGAAAATCGCCACCCGGTATGTTGCCAAGTTCGATGACCTCAAGGCCACCGGGCAGGGCGTAATGTTTTACGGCGATGTCGGGACCGGGAAGTCGTATATTGCGGCAGCCATTGCCAATGAGCTGATGGCAGAGCTGCATACCGTAGTGATGACCTCGTTCCCGAACATCCTCGAACGTGCCCTCGACTTCGACAGCAACAGCCTCGATTTTGCCAGCCGTGCCGAACTGCTCGTCATAGACGATCTCGGTGCAGAGCGCAGCACCGATTTTGCCCTTGAGCAGATGTACAAGGTCATCGACGACCGCTACCGTAGTAAGCGTCCCATCATCCTTACCACGAACTTGTCCCTCGACCACATGAAGAAGTGCACCGATATTCGGTACAGCCGCATCTTTGACCGCTTGTTCGAGATGTGCTACCCGGTTGAGCTGACTGGACTGTCGTGGCGCAAGCGCAGCGCGGTCCGGCAGTTCGATGAGATGAAGAAATTGTTAGGTGAGTGATATGGAGCTTATTGCAGAGATCAAGATTTTCTCGAAGGAAGACCGCAAGACGGTTGCCGGCATCCTCGTTGACAACGGATATACCGTTGGACCCGGCAAACGTCAGAAAACGCCGAGCGGCAAGAGCGTGGACTACACGCTGAAGCTGTATGCCGATGATGGCAGTGCAGAGAAATGACCGGGAGGAGAGCGTACATGAACAGCATCCAGTTCACCGTCCTTGGTGAGCCGTATGGCAAAGGGCGGCCCCGGTTCAACAGATTTACCGGGACTGCGCACACCCCTGAGAAGACCGAGAGCAGGGAAGCCCTCGTCGGATATGAATACCGTCGCCAATGCGGTACATTCCGTTTCCCTGACACCGCGATGCTCGATATGCGGATTCTGGCGTACTACTCCGTCCCGAAAGGCGACAGCAAGGCAACGAGAGCTGCCAAACTTGAAGGCTTTATCAGGCCGACCAAGAAGCCCGACATGGACAACGTGGTCAAGCTTGTAGCTGACGCTTTGAATCAGGTCGCATACCGCGACGATACACAGATCGTGGACTGCCAGTGCCGCAAATTCTATTCCGAGCAGCCGCGCACGGTCATCATCATCAAACAGATTGGAAAGGAAAATAAGTATGAGTGAAGAATTGAGCCTTGTTATCAAGAACCAACAGGCCATTGCCGGAATCCGGCACATCGACTGGAATAAGGACGAACTCATTGAGCGCGTCCGCGCCGTGACCGCGAAGTACAAAGGACTCGTTTATACCGACGATGACATCACCAACGCCCGCACCGACCGGGCTGAGCTGAACGCCATCAAGAACAGCATCTCCGACAGCCGCATTCAGGTCAAGAAGTTCGTGATGGCTCCGTATGACCAGTTTGAGGCCGAGGTCGCTGAAGTGACCAATCTCATCATCGAGGCAGTGAAGCCAATCGACGAGGCCATCAAGACCCACGATGAAAACCAGAAAGCTGACAAGAAGAAGCAGCTCGTCGCCTACTTCGACAGCATCATCGGCAATCTGGCCGAATCCGTCACCTTTGAGCGCGTGTTCGACCCCAAGATGGTGAACGCCTCGACCTCCATGAAAAAGGCCAAGGAGGGCATTGCTGATGGTGTCCAGCAAATCAGGACGAACATCGAAACCATCAACACTGTCGTCAGTGAGCCGTACCGCTCCTTTGCAGTTGCGAATTACCTCCAGACCATGAAGCTGGCCGGGTCTATGAAGCTGGCACAGCGCATGGAGCAGGAAGACCGCCGCAAAGCGGAACTCGCCGCTGAAGCTGAAAAGGCAAAGGCTGCCGCCCCTGCGCCCGCTCCTTCCGCTCCCGCAGTTGAGCCTCCCAAGCCCGCCGCGCCTGTCCAGCCCGCGCCGCAGCCTAGCTCGTTCGTTGCGGCAGCCGAGAAAGCCGCCGCAACTACTCCAGCTCCCGCTCCTGCCCCTGCACCCGCAGAATCCCCCGAAAAGCTGTACGCTATGAGCTTCCGCGCCATCGGCACGAAGGAGCAGCTTATGGCTCTCCGGCAGTATATGAAAGATAACCACATCAAGTATGGAAAGGTAGAGTGAATTATGGATAAAGCCTATATCCGCGAGTTGAACTTTGACTGCGATACGTTTTCCGATGCCAAAGAAAGCCTGAATACCGTACTTCAGAAACTTCTCGGAACTATGGTCGGCTGCGGAGCAAAAGAGGGGAGCATCACCATGAAGCTGGACGTTGGTTTCCGCAGCGAGACCATCCAGAACTATGATGCTGAAATTGACGCTCCTGAGCGCGAGGTCTATATGCCGCAGTTCTTCCACAAGATTACCTCCAGCGTCAAAATCAACAATGAGATGCACGGAGCTACGCACAATGAAACCGATGAGTTGTATTACAATGCCGACACCGGCAACTATGAAATGAGACCGATTGTCAACACCGCCCAGCGCAGTATGTTCGATGACGACATGGACTCTGCGCCCATTGAGCGCGACGCTCCCGGCGATGATGAGCGGCAGGAGGATTACCAGTACGAGAACTGCCAGTAAGTTCTCGCTGCATTAGAAGGAGGTGGTTCCCATGGAGCCTGAAACCAATGACCTGAAGCTCACGCCTGAGCTGGAAGCCATCGTCCGGCTGGCATCCGAAACTGCGGTCGAATCGTATCGCAAGGAGCTTGAACGGCAGCAGGAGCAGGATGGCAAAGCCCGTAGAGAGCGGCATCACCGCGTTGTGAACAGCGCGAAGATGCTGCTGAAAAACTACCGGCGGTTCAAGAAGATGACCGTGAGCAGCGTGTACGGCAAAGATACCAGCACCAACGAAACCCTCGTCGAACTGCTGGAGCTGATGCAGGGAATCTACCGCAGCGGGGAGCTTGAGGTCGTCAGCATCAAAGACCGGGTGGCTCGCACCGAGTTGATGATCGAGCACATCGACGCAATGCTGGAGGTCTACAAGAAGGACTGCAACAGGTC